CCTCTTTTAACAATTCTCGCTCGCTGCATTTCTTCCTCGCAGCATGGCCTGTCGTGGGTATCTGGTTTACCTCCCTCGGCGTCAGCACCATGGCTTTCAACCTCAACGGATTCAACTTCAATCAATCTATTGTTACACGTGAAGGTCATGTCATCAATACGTGGGCGGACATTCTGAACCGAGCTGGACTTGGTATGGAAGTCATGCACGAACGCAACGCCCACAACTTCCCGCTTGACCTTGCATCCGTGGAGTCAACTCCCGTAGCACTTCAAGCACCCTCTATTGGTTAAACAATGAAACCAAAAAAGAAACCACAACCAGGTCAGCTGCCTAGCCACGTTGGCCTCTTTCATAAGCTTAAGAACCGTACGGCTAAAACCAATGCGGCTCTTGAGTTTTTGAAAGGATATAATAACAAGTAAACTACTTCGTACGTTCATCTATGTTTGACATTCAAGTAGATGATGGTGGAGCTCGTATTATTCGAGATGCACTAAGACTATACAAAAAACAATGGTCCGGTGGTCATCCACAGGAACAGATGGATATTGAGTTCTTAGAAATGCAGTTCACCAAAATGGTGCTTGAAGCAACCATGGACGCATGACTGCCTAAGCATGGAACGGGGCTTAGGTGTATTTTGTACGAACCATGTCTATCAATCTCATTCGTTTCCTTGCATCACAGAAAAAGCGTGCAGAGCGCTATCATACTGATGCCCTCCGCTACCGTGGTGTAGTGTATAAAGAGATCGACTGATTCCGTAAAAGCGGACTGGGGAGTGCAATGCTCCCCTTCAGTATTGGTTAGAGCCGGTACGCCGATACCTCTAGCCGTCATGACGGTGGGATAGACCACAAAAAATTTTTCAAACGTTTGAAGCTTGTCTATAAATTTTATCCATAGAAATGGCTTTTCAATCTTCTACTAACCCCGCGCAGCTTACGCGCCCGGGTCAATCTAACAGCACGGGTGACGCCCGCGCTCTTTACCTGAAGCTTTTTTCAGGTGAAATGTTTAAAGGTTTCCAGCACAATGCAATCGCTCGGGACCTGGTTATGCGCCGTACCCTGACCAACGGCAAATCTCTCCAGTTCATCTACACCGGTCACACCAAAGCTGAATTCCATACTCCTGGAAACAGCATCCTTGGTGATACCAATAACGCACCTCCGGTGGCTGAGAAGACCATCACGGTTGATGACCTGCTGATCAGCTCTGCTTTCCTGTATGAGCTGGATGAAGTTCTTTCGCATTACGACATGCGCTCTGAGATTAGCCGTAAGATCGGCTATGCTCTGGCTCAAAAGTATGACCGTCTGATCTTCCGTGCCATCACTCGTGGTGCACGTAAGGCTTCTCCTATCACCAAGACCAACTATGTTGAGCCCGGTGGTACTCAGATCCGTGTTGGTGCTACTGCCAACGCTTCTGACGCCTATGATGCTGGCAAGCTCGTGACCGCCTTCTACGACGCCGCAGCTGCACTCGATGAAAAGGGTGTGTCTCAGGATGGACGTGTGGGTGTGCTGAACCCTCGTCAGTACTATGCTCTGATCCAGGACATCGGTTCTAACGGACTGGTGAACCGTGATGTTCAAGGCTCTGCTCTGCAGGGTGCTGAGGGCATCGTGGAAATTGCTGGTATCAAGATCTACAAGTCCATGAACATTCCGTTCTTCTCTCAGTACGGTACCAAGTATGGTACTGGTTCTGCCACGAACCCTGGTACTACCGATCCTGGTAACACCGGTTCCTTCGTGTCCGAAGCTATTGAAGACGCTGCTGCTGATGTCACTGGCATCGGTTCTGGTAACGATTACGGTGAAGAAACCGAATTCGCTAACAGCTGTGGTCTCATCTTCCAGCGTGAAGCTGCTGGTTGTGTGGAAGCTATCGCTCCTCAGGTGCAAGTCACCAGTGGCGACGTGTCCACCATCTACCAGGGTGATGTGATCCTGGGTCGTCTCGCCATGGGCGCTGACTACCTGAACCCTGCTGCTGCAGTGGAACTGTTTGCTGGTACTGCTACCAAGCCTGCCGCCTTCTGATTGCGGTTATACGGGAGCCTCTTCGGGGGCTCCTTTTTTTTAATTCTTTATTGAGAATAATACTCATTTGCAATTATGCCTTACCTAACTACTGGCTCCACTGAGCTTAAAGCTGTTAATCAGATCCTGGCGTCAGTTGGTCAGGCTCCTGTAACCACGTTGACAACTGAAGAAACACTTGTACTTAATGAAGTAAGTCGGTTTACTGGTTATATTAGTGGAACTACACTCTTTACAAGTAAGAGTGACTTGTCACAAGGATCTTACATCGGTGGCACTGGCGTTCAGGATAACGCCTCTCTTGCTACAGCACGTGTAACCTTTACCCCTAACGCTAGCTGCTCAGGTACTACACTGACTTCTAGCTCTGCCTTTATTCCTAAAGGTGTGAAGATTTCTAGCAGCACTATTACTACACCTATTGAAGTAACTAGCGGTCCTACTGCTAGTGGTGCTAATTTTACATATACTGTTAGTGCTTCTACTACAGCTGCTGCTGCTGATCTTACTCTTGATCCTGTTTACTATAACCATACGCTAAACATTAACCATTCAACTGCTGTAGGTAACACAGTTACTCAAGCTAGTTTGACTGAATCTAGTGTTTCAAAAAGAGTTGAAAACCAAACCAACCCGGACGTTGCGATTGCACTCAACACCTTGAGAGAGGTGTCGCGTGAAGTACAGAGCGAAGGATGGACTTTCAATAAAGAATTTGACTATACACTTACCCCTAACTCGGACAACGAAATCCTGATCCCTGATGATATGCTTCAGGTAGATTTGAACATCTCCTCAAAGAGATTTAACAACCGTCAGTTCGATAGCATAAACCGTGGAGGTAAACTTTACGACCGTATTAAACATACCTACAAGTGGACTGACTCTGAGGTCCATGCTGACATCCTGTGGTATTTTGAGTGGGAATATATTCCTGATCCTATCCAAGCATTTATTGTAGCACGTGCTGCTTCTATTTTCTCCAGCCGTACAATGGGTGACCCTAACCTGTACCAAATGCTCCAACAGAAGGAAGCATTTGCACGGGCTATGGCTATGGAGTATGAGTGCAACCAGGGTGACTTCTCCTTCTTTGGTGAGCCCCAGGGCGAGAACTATTACAATAGCTATAAACCGTTCCATACCTTGCAACGCTAATGCCAGCCGTAACACAACAGATCCCTAATTTTCTTGGTGGTGTATCCCGCCAAACTGACGACAAGAAACTAATCAACCAGCTGACTGAGTGTGTTAACGGTTACCCTGATCCTACATTTGGTCTGCTGAAGCGTCCTGGTATGAAGCACACTGAAGTGCTAAAGAAGGCTGATGGTACTGTATTTACAAAGACTGAATTGGCAGGTGCAGCATGGTTCTTTATTGACCGTGCTACAGCTGGTTCTTACATTGGTGCTATTAAAGGTACTGACCTGTTTGTATGGACTGCTGCTGAAGGCACGTTCTGCACAGTAACCAACACCGGCACCGGTTATCTGACTGGTACCAAGCAAGATGACTACCATTTCCGTAGTATCCAGGATACCACCATTATTACTAATAAAACTGTCACCACTGCTATGCAGGCAGCTGGTACCTTTGTAGCAAATTCACAAGGTACGTTAAAGCTTCTCTCTCTTACTTCCGGTGATATTTGTAAGGTAACTATTAAAGGTACCTCTGATGGTACCGAGCATACCGCAACTGCTACAGCCCAATCTGCTGCTACCTTTACGTCATTCCTGACTGGTACACACACTTCTCACGATCTACTGGGTGCTATCAAAGCACTTTTGGAAGCACGTCAATCTGCTAGCGATACTCAGTTTGATGGTAAATGGTACATTAACACCTTTGCTAATAGTATTACTATCCGTAGAACTACAGAGGCTAATGCTGTTGTCGTAGACGCAGAGCCTGGTTCTGGTGTTACCTATAAATTTTTTAGCCTTAGTGCTGTTGGCGGTGTTTCAAACAACACCCTAGAAGCATCTCAAGATGATATTACTAACGTCTCTGAACTGCCCTTGGAATCATTCCATGACCACAACCTTAAGATCCTAAACAGTGATACTGAGGATGATGATTACTATCTGAAGTACGTTGCTTCTGACGGTGTTGGTGGTAAGGGTTTTTGGCAAGAAACTATTGCACGTGATGTATCGCCTGGTCTTAACAACGCTACACTGCCGCATGAGCTGGCTAACACTGGCGCAACTACTTTTACATTCGGTCCTATTACCTACAAGAACCGTTTGACTGGTGATGGCAATACTAACCCGCCGCCCTCTTTTGTTGGTAAAAAGATTAGTTCTACTTTCTTTTACAGTAATAGGTTCGGTGTGTTATCTGAGGATAACGTTATCTTTGGTGTTGCTAATGATAACTACAACTTCTTTGCTAAGTCTGCACTAACTCAGGTTGACTCAGATCCTATTGACTTGAACGTATCTAGTGTACGTCCTGTCACTTTGTCTGACGTTCTACCGTCGCCACAGGGTTTACTACTGTTTAGTGAACGACAGCAGTTCCAAGTATATGCTACAGATGCAAGTACGCTGACACCTACCTCTGCTGTTATCCGTACGCTATCTAACTACGAGATGGCTACTAATGTACAGCCTGTAGACATCGGCACTACTACTGCATTTGTTAGCCGGGTGCCTGGTTACAGTAAGTTGTTTACTATGGCTCTCCGTGACGTTGAGCAGACACCTGTGGTGGTTGACATTAGTAAAGCTGTGCTAGAGTGGATCCCTGATACTGTAGATGATTTGACTGTCAGCCCACCTAACTCTATTGTTATATTGGTTGACCGTGATACTGAATACCTGTACATGTACCGGTTCTATAACAACGGCAAGGAAGATCTATTCCAAGCATGGGTGAAGTGGGAACTGCCTGGTACTATCCAAGCTGCACGTATTATTAACGATGCAGTTACTGTTGTGTCGCAGCAGGAAGATGAATACACTATCGGCTCAATCGAGTTGGACGAGCTGCCGTCTGGTGACGTCTTTGCCACAGCTTCTGGCTTCACTGGTAACGTACCTCTTGACATGGCTACCCGTCCTGTCAAACCTAATCCAGCCACTGAGGCGGTGGTATATGACTCTACAAACGACATTACCAAGATCTACGTACCTTATACCCCTATTGACGATAAGGACGCCGTGATGCTCCTTACAGTGCCTACAGCAGATAAAGATACTGATGCTGCGCTAGACTCGGACCAGGGTTATTGGGCTAAGGCTATTGAGCGTATTGAACCAGTGACTAACTTCCATTACTTTGAAGTAAAGGGTGACTTTACTAATTATGCTGATGGTATTGTAGTTGGTTATGGTTACGATCTAGAGGCAACACTGCCAAAGCTCTACCTTAGGACAGAGCGGGGAGCTGATTACACTGCTTCTCTGACTATTGCTAGAGTCAAAATGTCTGTCGGTCGTTCTGGTGCTATCCGTTTTAAACTAAAGCCGACTGGTTCTAATGAATGGAAGAACGTAGAACATACTGCAGACGGTGATACTTATGCTGGTGATACTAATCCTGTAGTGCAGGAGCGAGTGTTTACCTTACCTATCCATCAACGTAACACTAATTTTGAACTTAAAGTGACAAGCGATTTTCCATACCCTGTATCGTTGGTGTCGATGATGTGGGAAGGTAACTATTCTAACAAGTATTATAGGAGGTCTTAATTATGGCAGGAACATGGGCTGCCGTCGGCGCAATCTCAAGTGTTGTCGGTGGCATCTTTGGAGCTAGTTCCGCTTCTAAACAAAACGCCGAAGCTAGAAGGGCTCAGAAAAGGCAGCAAGAGATTGCTGAAAAACAAGCTAAAATTACTAACGAGTATAATAAAACAGCGTTTGAAGCCGAACGTAAGGATTACTTTGCTGCTCGTGAGTTTCAATATCAAACTGCTGTTAAACAATGGAAGTATGATACCGAAATTCAAGACTACAGATATGTGCAAGATGTAAAGGCTTACGAAGGTTCGGTTGCAAACTATGGTCAGCAGACGATGTATAACAACGTTGCTTATCAAGCTGCCAAAGAGTCTAATCAAGCATCGTACAACGAACTGCTAGCTGGTGCTGCTTTTGAAGGGGAAAGTTCATTGGTTCAAAACCTAGAGGCAGCAGGTAAAGCTGCTTTAGGTCAAGCTGGTGTCTCCCGTGGTAAAGCGATGCAGGCTCTTGCTGCTAAACAGGGGAGAGATCTTGCTGTTCTTCGTGCAACCCTTAAGAGCAGCGAACAAGAGTTTCGCCGTGGTAACTTTGACCTTGCTCTTCAGAAGTATGGTGCAGACATGCAAGCTAAGGCTAATCTTATGATTCAACCTGAACGCCTGCCTGAACTTATTGCTCCTGAAATGGGTCCAGAGCGTACCTTTGTCGAACCGGCAGAAGTACTGCCTGGTGCAGTTCCCCCTGCTAAATATACAAACCCAATGATCCCACTTATTGGCGGAATTAGCGCTGGTGCTAATACAATCGCTGCTGCTTACAAGTAACTAACAAATTATGGCACGTCAATTTAGAGGCGCTGCAAAGGGACGTGGGTTTAATCCTATTCCGATCAGCAGCGCCAATATCACCAGGATGCGGGAAGAAAACGAACGTATCCTTCGCGGCATGAAAGAGCGGCGTGAATCAGAACGTAGAAATGAAGAACGTCAGCTTCGCGACATGCAGGCTGACGCTGCTTACTACGAGAAGGTTCGTGACCGCGACTTTAAAATTACAGATACAAATCTAGCAAACGAAAGGAAGCAACTTGAGTACAATGAAGCTGAACGGGTTGCTCAGTATAATGCCTCAACAGAGGCTATGTCTCAGATCTTTACAGACGTAGCCAAGTTTAGTGTAACTGCATCTAAAATCGCTAAAGCAAAACAAGACGAGCGGGATGCAGAGAACCTTAAAATAGCAAAACAGATACGTGAACGCAACGGTCCCCTTGACTTGACTCAAATTGAGTTTAACAAGGGTATGGATGCAGAGGCTTATGCACGTGAAGTGATGGGAGCCACTGTAGAAGAGATGCGTGCTGCCGGTGCACCTGAACATGAGATCCAAAAGATTCTTAACTTGGGTGTCAAAGGAAGTGTAGCTTATGTTGCGTATGATGCTAAACTCCGTACTCAAGCCGAGTGGCCTTCCTTTAGGGCTGAGTATGCACGTGAAAACGGTATTGATTTAGGTAACCCTGAGCTTACCGCTGAATGGATTCCTGAAGCCTGGGCTGCCTTTGAAGAAAAACTAGGTTGGACACAATACTCCCCTGAGCTTTTAGGAAGTGCTCTTGACTCTAAAGCTTCGTCTGATCAAACCTTTGTCTCAGGTATCACTACTCTAAAGACTGAAAATCTTAAAGCTGAGAACATTGAAGGGATTACCAATATGGCTTTGGCTAATTGGGATCTAGAAGGTCAGCAAGCGTTCCGTGAAATATCACGGGTTACAGGATCTTACGCTCAAGCCCATCAATGGGTTGGTCAGATTGCAGGGTCAATGGATGCTAACGGTGAGTTTTTCCTTAAAGATTCTCAATGGAAGAGCTTTAGTGTAATGCCTGATGGGCAACCTTACTACGTTGATCCAGGTACAACTGTCACTGTTAATGGTAAGAAATTTACTCAAGGCAGCCACCAAAGTCGTGGTCTTTCTATCCTAAATGCTAGGGAAGAGAAGCGCCGTGATTGGGCGAATGGCGTTGCTGCGGACGAACGTTTGTCATACCAGGAAGAATCTAAGGCGTGGCTTCGTCATATTGTAATTGACGGTAACAACACACCAGGAGATCTTGCCGCTGCTGTAAAATCTTTTCAAGATAATACTCAGGGGGTGCCGGAATGGCTTAGGAAGCTGACAAATGCTGGTCAACCTGGTCAAGGTCAGTACAACACTAATCTAATTACACAGGCTAAGGATCTGGAAGCTCGTGGTATGTTGTATCCAAGCATCATTGAGAAAGTTAATGAAAGGGATCCTAAGGTTGCTAACGAGTTACAGGAATCTTATGAAGAGCAAGACCCGTTTATGCGGGATGATCTCTACAAAAAGTACTACGAGAGTATCGATAAACTTCCTTTGAAACAAGATTTGGGTGGTAACTATCCAGAACCTAATGCTGATGCTATTCGAGCTACAGAAGCTTTGCAAGACGCCTACAAAGAACTTGTTGGACGGGCTGTAGCAGATGGTGCGTCAATTAAAGACGCTGGTTATGCTGCTATGAAATCTATTGAGTCTGGATTTACCGATCCAAATTCTCCCTTTTACCGTGTGTATAACCCCAATACTGCTCAGTATGAGTTTACAAAGTTATATACTAAAACACCAAAAGAAATTGCTGAATCACTAGATCAAGCCGATACAGATTTCCTCAAAAGGCTTGATAGTGGTCAAATTCAAGATGTATTTTCAGATCCCGATATGATCCTTACTGACGCTCAATGGGATGCTAACGTTGCTAGCATGTCCCGCCCCGGATATACCTTCCCAGCACGTGTTGAAATGCTGGTACAGACAGGTCATATTAAGGGTTCGCATATGGAAATTATGCAAAGAATCGGTCAAGAAAAAGGTAGACCGCCCATTCAACCGCCGTCGTCTCTGCAAACAGTAAGTAACTACCCACCGAAAGCAAACCAGATGCTGGCTCTATGGGGTCCACGTAGCTCTAACATTGAAGCACGTTCTCATGGTGTAGGTATGCAAGCTCAGTTGCCAGAGGCTCGTCCAGAGGCATCACTGTCTATGATTCCAGACAACCTTCGTGAGGCTTACATGTCTAGTGCACAAAAGCACGGTATTGATGTGGCTGAAAATGCTGCAATGGGTGAGATCGAAAGTGCTCACAATACTGCAAATGTTGACAGCAGAGGTGTTTCCATTAGTTATAATGGAACTTCTGAGGGTCCGATGATGATTAACAAATCGGCGCACTCTGCCTTTTATGCTCAACACAATGGTAATCCTAGTGCTGAAGCTAACATTGACTACGGTACTGGATACTATGCAAGGTTGAAAGAACGTTACAATGGTGATTCGATTGCTGCAGCCATGGCTTACAACGGTGGTGAAAGGCATTACGAATTGTGGTTAGCAAATAAAGAACCTGATTGGGTTAAGACCGAGTCAGACAGAAAAGAATGGAACCACGTTGTAAATGAAATGACAAATCACGGCAAGAAATTTGCCAAAGCTTATTACAAATACAGCGGAGACGCATCTCTGCTACAAAATCCGCTACTCCTTAGAAACTAAAACTTATGGAATACGATCCCCTAGAGTCGTTTAGGGTTGATGAGGGTGAACTTGAGCTAACAGAAGAAGGTGCCGCCTTTGCTGAACAAAGACAGCAAGAGGCGGTTGCCACTGCTGCTGCTCAATCTCCACCTGAAGAACCAGCTCCTACGGGAGAAGAAGAACAGACTCCAGTACCTGAGGTATCTACGGAACCTCAACCAGAAGAAGAACCTTTTGATAGAAGCAAAGATTTTAGTTATTACCAAGCGCAGGGGATGACCCGCCGTGAATGGAATAAAAAAAGGATGGAAACCCTGCGGATTGGCGGTGAGCTTGAAACCTTTGCTACTGACCCTAAAGCGTCATTTGAATTTGCCACGGCTGTTCCTGCATCAGCACTTGATTTCGGTACAGATCTTGTAAACTTTGCTCTTCAAAGAGATGTTGTACCTAAGCTGCCTAAATATGAAAACGGTATAGCTCAAACTATAAGAGAAGTTGCGTCTATTATGCTACCTACGGGAGCAGCAGGTTGGGGTATTAAAGCTCTTACTAAATATGGTAAAGCTCGTGCTGGCTGGACTATTGGCAACACACCTTTTATGCGTTTCCTTGGTGACCGTACTGCAGAAACACTAGGTAGTGTTGCTGTTGGTGCTGTCAGCCGTGAATACGAAGAAGGTGAAAACCTACTCGGTATGGCTAAAAAGGCTTTGCCTCCTCAGTATGATTTTATCCCAGACTCTCTAGCAACGCTAGACGGTGACTCTCCTGACGACAAACGTCGCAAGAATATCTTGCAAGATGTTGGTCTAGGCACTGTTCAGGTTCTAGCAGGATCTATGTGGAGGATGGGTTCTTCTATGCTTGGAGAAACACTAGAGCAGGTTAAGTTAAACCGCTTGGTGGGTAACACCAACGCTGCACGTAAATGGCTTGATAACAACTTACCTCCTACACCTACTACCCTAGAAGAGTCTGTTGAGCTTGGCATGGTCCGCCTGGACGAAGCTCTAGACGAGGTTGGTCAATACAACCTGTACAGAAACCCTGAGATCACTGTACCTGTAAAAGGTGTCCACGACTTTTTTGATTACAATGAAGTTGGTGTCCGCACTGTTGACGACTTCGGTATTGTTGGTGCTAGTATCGATCAATCACGTATCACTCGCAACCTAGACTCTGTTGATGGTCGTATTGGTAACGTCATTTCTGAGCCTGCTATTAAGTACGGTCTTAGTGGTGAGGGTAATGTAGACGATGTTGTACTCGGTCTTGCTAGACAGCTTAATCAAGCTGGTGACATCGGCATGGAAGGTAATGGTTGGAAGATTAGCCTTGACGACCAAATCGATGATACTCTTAACATCACAGCAGACCTGTTCGATCCACGGATGAGCCGTGCAGATGTTGATCGCATTATTCAACCGTTCATCAGCCAAGATGAGACTGGTAAGCAGGTATTGAGTGAAGAAGGTTTTGGTGTTATCTCTAAAGCCATGCGTGGTTTTGGTGAAGACATCACATCTATGGATGTAACCCGTGCTCATTCGTTGCTTGCTGGTTCTTTGTCTGGACGTGTTTCTGACCTAGCAGAAGGTGCCCGCCTTATGGAAGGTACACCTGCTGTAGAGGCTGCTCAAGAAAAAGTCATTGATTTAATGAAGTATCTTGTTCAGCTAAGTGGTTCAGCTGAGTACTATAAAAACCGTAAAATTGATCTACTTGCACACGCAAGGAACGGTTTTAAAAACATTACTGGTTACAATGCAGATACTATTGCTGGCGCTGGTGAGTTAAATAAAGCTTTGTTTGATAAAGCTGAAAGGTTTGGTACTACTTTGTCAGCTATTGCTGAAGCTAAACCACAGCTAATGAAGCAATTCCTCATGGCTTATGAGCTAACTGACGGAAAAGTTAGTAGTATTAGAGAGCTTAACCAGTATATCTTTGATAAATCAATCAATCTTGGCAAGGCTATTCTTGATCCTAACCCTGAAGTAGATAACAAATTGCTGACCGGTGTGTGGAATAATATCTACGCTTCTTACCTGTCTGCATTTAAAACACCATTGCAAGCAGTTATTGGTGGTATGGGTGGTCTTATTTCTAAGCCTACTACCCATTTCCTTGGTGCTATGATGCATAAGGATTTTAAAGCAATGCAACGTAGTTATCTGGCATACGGTGCTATGAACGATTCTATGAGCCGCGCTTACAATTATATGGGTCAGATTTATTCTAAGGCTTCTAGGAACGTAGACGACATTGCACCTGTAACTCGTAGAGATCTACTCCTCAAGCACGAAGCTGATCTGGATCTTCTTAGAGAAGTCGCTAAGAGCCGTGAAGCTGAAGGTAATTGGGGTTTGAGCTACCTTGTTCAACAGATGGAATCGCTATCTGCTTTTGGAAAAGACCCGGCTGTTCGATTTGGTCCTAACGGTTTGATCTCTACTGATGGTTTTACTGGCGCTATGACAGCCCACTCTGAGGCTTATTTTAGAGCCATGGAAGAGTTTGTTGATGCTGGAAAACCGCTTACTAGAGAGACTTTGAAACCAGTAGTGGATAAACACTACGCAAAGATGTTTGATAATAACGGTCTGATTAAAGATGAAGCAGCTAAGTGGACTAACAACGAACTGGCGTTGAACCTTGATTCACCTATGGTTGATGGTATAGATGGTTTTGCAAAGCATTTTGCCTTTATGAAACCGTTCTTGATGTTCCCTACCACTGGCGCTAACCGTATTACTATGTTTGGTAAGTACGCACCGTGGGCTCCATTCCAAAAAGATTACAACCAGCTTGCATTTACACCTCTTAAACAGCTTCTAGGTAACGAAGAATTTATCGATGACATGCTACGTCAACGTGGTATTGATATTAGTAACATGTCTTCGTTGGCTAAAGCTAACCGCATTACTGACCTTAAGTACGAAGCTATGGGTCGTAAAGCTCTAGGTACAGCTGCTGTTGCAGGTGTGTTTGCATTTTTCCAAGATGATCGTATCACTGGTGATGGTCACTACGACAAGGAAACCCAAGCTGCACGTGTCCGCCAGGGTAACTGGAAACCACGTACCGTTAAAGGTTTCGACGGTAAGCGTTACTCTTACAATTTTCTTGGTCCTATTGCTGACTGGGTTGCTGCTACTGTTAATGTTTTCGATAACTTCGATACTCTAGGTGCCTCAGGTGTTGAAGAGTTTGGTCCTAAGATGGCTTTTGTTCTCAGTGCTTCTATTACTGACAACACTGGTTTGTCTACTGTCCGACCTTTGCTTGAGATGCTTAGCGGTAACGAAGGTGCTAGAAATCGTTTTGCTGCTGGTTTTGTTAATGGTCTTGGACCTTTGGCTGGACAACGTGGTGAGTGGAGCCGAGTCTTTACCGATGGATTGCGTATTGTTGAAAACGACTTCTATTCCTATCTAGGTAACCAAAACCGCTTTGCTGAAGGTATTCTTGGTACCACATCAGCTCCTGTTATTTACAGCCCTGTTAGTGGTGACAAAGCGAACAGCTATGGATTTATGCAACGTGCTTGGAACGCATATACTGCAATCCCTATTCACGCAGAATCTTCTCCTGAAGAAGAGTTCCTTAACCATGTAGAATATGACGTAAGTACTACCTTTAGAACTAAAGAAGGTGTTAAAGTGCCTCCTGCTATTCAATCTGAATTGTTTAGGATTATGGGTGAAGACAAGATCTTCCAGCGTGGTATTCGGGAAGTTATGAAGAGTGTTAAGGATTGGAAGTCTCTCCAATCGTTTGAAGAAATGCGTGCCAAAGGAGAGGAAGTTGATATTAAAAAATGGCACAACATCCACGCCCGGTTGCGTCAAGCTCAACAGTTTGCGGAACGGTCTGCATACCTTCGCTTGAACCCTGAACTGCAGAAGCAACTGATTACAGCTCAAGTTGAAAAACTGCAAAAAGAACAAGCTAGTCAGCTTGGTCAACCCATCCAAGAATCCCTAAACATTAGAAACTAACGAATTATGTCGTGTTCTGACGTACAAACAATTAAAGCCGGAGACGGGTCAAAGACACAGTTTTCTTTTGATTTCCCGTACATTTTTAAATCTGAGATTCACGTTTACTTCTGGAACGTCACAACTAAAGAATGGGACGAAAAGCTCACGACCGATTCCACCCACCCTTGGCGGATTACTGATGCTAACCCTACTATTGTAGAGTTTACAGGTACTGCACCGCCAGCCCCTGCTACACCAACAGTTCCAAATGAAACAGCGGAAGACAACGTACGGATCCGTCGTATTACTAAGGTAGACGACATCCGAGCGTTGTTTAACCCTGGCTCTGCCATCCGGTCTGACGACCTTAACAATAACTTTGAACAGCTTCGTTATGCTATTCAAGAGTCAAATTGTCAAGGTATCCCTGATGATGTAGATGAATACTTGAAAGAGTATTACTGGGATCGTTTTGACAATACAATATATTCTTCTGACACTTGGGTTAGTAACGACACTAAAATTGCTACAACCGCTGCTATGGATGCACGGTTCCAAGACGAAGCAACTGAAACACTAACCAAGGCTGAACTGGCTGCAGTTAACAATGTAATTCCTGATGATGACGTAGCACTTCCTACTACAGGTACTCTTAAAGATTATGTTGACCATGTAGTTGAAACTGACATCCTTGTTAATAGCACCGGTCTTACTAAAACTGCTACTGGTGGTCAGGTAACTCTTGGTATTGCTGCTGGTTCTGTCGATCTGGATCGTATTAAGGCAGCTGACATTATCGTTTCTGGCGAGGCACATCCTAACAACGATACCACTATTGCTACAACAGCTAAGATCGATGACATGATCGACGCTGCTATTACTGGTGATATTGCTGTTGATACTACCGGTCTGACTGTTACCAATGATGGTGATGGTACTATTACACTGGGTATTGGTTCTAATTCTGTAGACCTTGATCGTATTAAGAACGACGATATTATCACTAAAACTGAACAGGATGCTGGTTCTCCAACCGTTGCTGATACTAATATCTTTACTTCATCTGCTGCTGCTAAACGTTTTGATACTCTTGTACAAACTGGTACTCCTAGTGAAAGCAGCTATGAAGTCGGTAAAACTTGGTTGCAAAACGACGACGATCAGACTCTCAAGATCTGGAACGGCAGTACTTGGCTAGACGTTGCGTCTGGTGGTTCTTTCCGGACTCAAGATAAAGTCATTTACGTTGATGCTACTGGTGGTGACGATGCAAAAACTGGTCACCGCATTAGTGGTCCTAAACTGACCATTAAAGGTGCTATTAATGATATTAATGCAGACATCAGCACGTCGATTAAAACTGCTGGTTCTGGCTATGCTGACGGTACATATCAAGATGTGCCTTTGACTGGCGGTACTACTGGTTCAGGTCTGACTGCAGACATTACAGTGTCTGGTGGTGCTGTAACAGCAGTTACTGATATTAACGCATCTACGCTTGAAGAGTATCAGATTGGAGATGTTTTGTCTGCTTCTGATTCTAACCTTGGCAATGGCGGTGGTTCTGGCTTTGAGCTGGAAGTGACTGGTGGCGGCGACGGTATGACCGTTATTGTGGCGGCTGGTGTTTATCAAGAAATCGCGCCTATTCAAATCAAGCGTCGTAACGTATCTATTATTGGTATGGCGTTGCGTAGCACTATTGTACACCCAACTGTTGCTACACAAGGTGACCACGCAGATGGAAACCATGCGCTGTTTGAACTTAACAGTGGTTCGTTTGTACAAAACCTGACGTTGACTGGTATGCAAGCCAGTAACTCTGGTACAAACACTCTTGATTCTGATCTCCCTGCACGTCAAGGTTGGAACTTTGCGTTTTACAATAACTGTGTGATTACTAAATCACCTTATATTCAAAACTGCACAAACTTCTCTGATAGTGAGATTGACAACAGCAATCTTCGTGCACACCGTCCACGTGGCGGACAAGCTGGTGATAATGATTCTGCACCTACCGGTGGTGGTTTCTTGGCTGACGGTGCCGTACCTAAGAGCACGAGCCCGCTTCGGTCTATGGTTGCTGATAGCTATACTCACGTCGGTTTGAATGGTCCTGGTATCCTTGTTACTAACAATGGTTATGCCCAGTGTACATCTAGCTATGCCTTCTTTAACAAATACCACATTAAAGCTAAGAATGGTGGTCAAGCTAACCTAGCTGCGTCTACTACTGACTTTGGTGACAAGGCTTTGGTTGCTGACGGCAAATCTACTGCTGCTATTTTTACTGCAACAGTCAACGGAGCCGCTTCTAGTGGTGATCTAACGTTTGACATTGATAACGTTACTGCTGGCACAGGTTGGTTCGGTGATGCTACCAAACCAGGTGGCAACATGCTTGTCACTGTAAACAGCATTACTTATCCTATCTTGTCGTCTACTGTTATTAGCGGTGGACACAGGGTTACTATTAGCCGTCCTGATCCTAACAACCGTAGTACTAACCTCGGACTTAATGGTGCTGTAGCCGATAATGCTGCCGTGTCGTTCTTCCTTCGTTCTATGATTGCCTCTAGCGGGCACACGATGGAATATGCCGGTAGTGGTACTGACTACCGTGCATTGCCTGAAAATGGTGGTGTACCAGACGAAACCAAACAAATTACTGAGCTTAACAACGGTAAAATTTGGACTGCTGTTACTGACCACAACGGTAAGTTTAAAATTGGTGGTAACCAAACCGATGATCCGATCTTCCAAGTAGACCAGCAGCTTGGTTTCGTTACTATTCCTGAAGGTTCTATTGCCTTTAATTTGTTGTCAGATGTTACGCCCCAGCTTGGCGGTAACCTAGATTCTAATGGTAATGACATTAAGTTTGCAGATAACGACAAGGCTACCTTTGGTGCTGGCGATGATCTCCAGATTTTCCATGACGGCAGCACTTCGTTCATCAAGGACACTGGAACCGGTGTTCTAGCAATCACCAGTAATGGCGGCCATATTGCCTTGCTGAATGGTGACGCTACAGAAAATCTGGCTAAGTTCATCGTTGATGGTGCAGCGGAGCTGTATCACAACGGCGCTAAAAAGCTTGAAACTAAGGCAGATGGCATCGACGTAGGAGGTGAAGTTCAGTGCGATTCGCTCGATGTTGATGGTGCAGCTGATGTTGCTGGCTTGGCAGTTATTCAAGGTATCCAAGCTTCTGGAAACACAACTCCTACAACTGGAAGTGGTGTTGAAATTTTTAAACCGTCAGCGACCGCTGGTCAAGTTCAAGCATTTAACAGGGATGGCGGCGGTTCCTTCATGGACCTAATTATTAGAGGTGCTACACAGCAGTTCAATATAGGTAGCAGTGAAAAGATGCGCATCGATAGCTCTGGAAATGTTGGCATTGGAACATCGTCGCCTGGGCGTCAATTAACCTTGTCTCATGCAAGTCAAGCCGAAATTGGCTTGTTAAGTGGAGCAGATACCTCAGGCGGATTGATTTATCAGAATGCTTCTGAGCAAAAAGTTTTATTAGCTA